GATTATTGCTGGAACATTGAATCTTCTTGATTGCGCCTCTAATGCCTTATCAGCTTGTAATACGCCTAAATGTTTGAATGATGTTTCTAATTTGAACCCTAACTTATCTAATCCTAAACATTCAGCTTCTTGCTCATCAATGTTCTTTCTTTCGGGGATGATATGATTCTGATAAAGGTTCTTACCTGCTTCGTTTTTATTGTTGAGCGCCACGCCTCCAAGGTCCCTACCAAGTAAATCAAACTCATAACCCATCACATCACAAATCGTAGAACTATCAGACTTCAGTAACTCCAATAGCTTCATAGCTGTCATCGTTGGCATGACAGACGTAAACGCCATAGGTTTAGACGCGAAGGCTAGTTCTGATTTACCTGCACCCGTTCCATGCTCTGCCCAATCATCTTTTAACGCTTGTTTCTCGCTTGGTGTCAATGAAATCGCACCTGCTGAATCGGAAGCCGATGGAGAAACAAAGCCCCATCCTGCACCAATTGCACGAATACGATGTTTGTAATTTGCTATCGAAGCGTTTATAGGATTCTCTAAAGTCTTTAAAGGTGATTCAGGTAAATAACCCTGCCCCAATGCGGGGATATTCGGATTACAATAGCAATACAGATTTTCAAAGTCTGTTATCTTGATTGTTGTTCCATTTTCAGTATAATAGAAAGAATCTATTAAGTCATATTTATTAGCGACAAATAATGTGCTAAGGTTATTTTTCCAAGTAACTCGGCAAAATCTAGGGTCAAGTAGTTTCCTACTCATTTGCTCAACTCCAAAACCTAAAGGAATCTCGTGATACTCCCAAGCATATCCAAAAGAGTTTAGATACTGAATTAATCTTGAAACAAATTGAGTTCTATTTTCAAATATATTCGGACGTAATAAAAGCCGTTGGTATGTTTTGTTTAACTCAAGCGGTAAAGGCTTACCGTTCTCTTTTGTAATCTCTGTTAAACCGTTTGAATGTGCTTGTGCTTTTCTAAATAGAATCGTTGATACTTGTGGGCATTCGTTAATCGCCCTCATAATAGTATGAGTAGAATTAATCGAGAAGTAGTTATGTATTGAGTTAGCTTGTTGCAGACTGATAAAGCCTTGCGCTCCATCATCAAACATCCCTTTGTTAACTAGATTAGAGGCATTATCAGCACCGCTTTTGATGCTGATAAGCCCCCATAATACATTCAATTCTTTTAACAACCTTTCATTTTTGAACCTTATTCTCTCTTGATATCATTACGACATTAATTAACGAGAAAAGGCGGTTATACACTAAAAACGATACAAATATAGATAATTTTTGTAAATACCAAATTTATTTTTTTCTAATTTCTGTTGAAGGTGGTTCAGGTGGTCGCTTTGGTAAATGTCTTTCTAACTTTTTGTTACTAGAATAAAATATATTTGGATAATACCTTCTTACTACTCTTTGAATCAATAACCCCTGTAATTGATGAAATGAATATATCCAATCTTGTAATTCACTTGGGTGGCTTTGTTCAAGTTTTGTAAATTCTGAATGTGCTTTTAAAAGACTATCCATTATATTTTGCTCTTCTTGGGTGAATGGATTTTTATTCATTTTCTAAAGTGTGTTTTAGGTTTACGGTTACAGATTCTATTTAACCTTCTATTAAGCCATAATAGAAGAAAGTATATGTTGCCTTTTTGATAATTCATACCGTTTCATTTAATACCAACTCCTGACCACACAACGCAAAGTAAAGGTTTTGAAGTTGATGGACGTATTTGATTTTTGCTATATCGTAAAGTAGTTGTTTGCCATCAAAATAGACTCCTATTTTCCCATTACCAAAAGTATAAGATTCGTATTTTAGTCTATAAAAACCAAACTTCACCATCCATTCTTCGGTGAGTGGGATAGGGTGATAGTTATTACAATTATTTCCAATTGCAATAAAATCATCAATACTTATTTTTGTTAGTTTATTCGGTTTTGATATATCAAAATTATCATGTACCAAATTCCCAATCCTTAGTTCGTTTGCTGAAATCATTTGTAAATTGTTTTATATATCTGTGTTTAATAAATCCGTTGATTAACTTAAATCTAATAAGTGCGCCTCTTTTAGTAGTTTGGTAAATTACTTCTCCTTTTGATAAGTTCTGTAAATTATCCGCCTTGCTTAAATCTAATTTTTTACTTATAAATAATACTCCTGTTACCTTATTTTCTAATGAACATTCTGACATTGTAAATTGTTTTATTGTTCCACAAATATAAGTAATTAATTTCTTTTTATTACTATAATATCATTACCTTTTATTTCATTAATATCATAGATAATGTCATTAATTTCTATACTATTTATTTCCTGTACTTCTTCTTTAGTTATAAATAAATAGCCTAATGACATAGGGTTATTCATATCATTTTTATCTATAATAAACCATTTTTTTATTTCCATAATTTATTTAACTAAAACCAAATTCCATGCACTTGGTCGATATATCTTAACGGATCTATTAGATGATTATGCGCGTCTATCGGTTTACCTGTTGGATTCCCGTTCATATCCCTCGCCTCGCAATATAACGCAAATTCCATTAATAAATTGTTACTCCCTTCGACTACATAAATCTCTTTAGATAGTAATTTACTTAACCCCTTGTCAATACCTTTTTCGGGTGAAGGTCTGATATTGGTAAATCCTGCTGCTGCCGTTGGATAGCGTTCTATTTGTTCCTCTGTCATTTGATTTAACAATCCGTAACGAAGTGAGCGTATGGTATCAGGTTCGGCACAATCAGCGACAATGAGGCTATCTTGTGTTAATCCTAATGAATCAAGTTTGAATGCTAAAGGAATTAATTTTAAAGGTTCATAATTCAATTCTCGAACATAGATTTTATTCTTTGATGCTTTTACACCGATTGTTCCTGCTGGGGATGATGTACCAAAGTCTTGACCGTAAACCTCTTGATAATCCAATGCGAGATAATCTTCTAAAGAAATCATTTTGAATTTCTTAAAATACTGTCCTTTCTTACCTGTGCTTGCGTGCCCTTCAATCTCGGTTAGGTAGTAATGTATGTTTTCATACTCACCACCTTTTACCCCTGATGATTCGTACTCTTCGACAATGTTAGCTGGTAGGTACTGATTATCCTTATACGATGTTTGAATAACATGAACTCCCTTTAGATTCTTTGGTACAATCTTGTAATAACCGTCTACGTCATCTTGCGTGAATTGTGGGTAATCATCAACGGTTAACGGCTCAATGTTGAAGTATCTTTTTATAAGCCAATGATAAATATCTGGCGTATTTAAGATGACAAAAATCAAACTACCCTCTTCCCTTACTGAATGTCTCCATGTATTAAACTTTTCCTCATCTCGAATATCTGCCATTTCTTCGACAACTCCAATATCAACGCGGCTCACTCCTTTCATGTGTGCCGTCTTAGATAGGCTCGACGCTCTGAACCCTTGTGTAAATACCACTTGCTCCCCGTTCTTACATTCTTTTATTGAGTTTTCATTCCGTTGGTAAATGCCATTAAACGCCCCATCTCTATTAGCTGTGTCGAATCGTTGAAGTACATCGTTTAGAATGGAGTTTTTAATCTTACTTGCCTCATCTCTTAAGACCTGAATACGTTTACCATTGATACAAGCATGATAGGCAATAGCCTTGCTAACTTCATAGGTTTTCTTACCACCTCTACCACCTATTAAGATTATCATTCTACAATCTTCAGGAGGATTATATAAAATCTTGAATTTATCGTCTGTTTTTACGACTATTTCAACTTCCATTTACTCGAAAGTTATTTGTTTAATATTAAGCCCTTCATGCTTAACTTCTGACTTATCAATCTGGTCTTCAATACCTCTATTCAATGTATCAATAGCTTTTGCGTTACCGTCCTCTTTAGCGTGCTTTATAAGGGCTTTAATGTAGTCATCAAGGTTAGTACCTTCTGACATATGTTTAAAGATAGTTTTAGTCAATAAACGCTCTTTACGTCTTTCTTCCCATCCTTTCTCCCTTTGTTCTTTAGTAGGTTGGTTCTCACTAGTAAAAGGAGTGGCATTACCTGTTAATCCAGGCTTTAGGTTTTTCAGACGTTTATCAGACGTGTTTTCACTTTTAGCCATACCACAAAATTATACTACTTTAATTGAATTGACAAAATTTATTTTAAGTACCCCCACACCTCCAAAGATTCACCGTTCATTATCGCTTGTGTTACGTTATACATATCCTCGAAAGAACGTACTGAAACATAGATACCGCCGCCATCCTGCACCCACTTGGCGAAGTCTTTTTGTGATTGTAGATGTTTTTCTTTTTCTTGCTTTGTCTCGATGTAAATAGCGCGTCCGTTGTAAAGTCCGTGTAGGTCGGCGAATCCTTTGTTAGTGGATTTGATGAACCCGATTCCTGGTCGCCACTTACCCTCACTACTGATTCTTTTTAGCTTCGTGTCTGTGTAGTACTCCCACACCGCTTGACAAAGCTCATTAAACTTATTTGTGTTGAATACTTTTTTAGATATTGGCTTTTCTAGGATAATCCTTTCGGGTCTGCCTTGCTCATCTACAATGTCTTTAAATGTGGCTTTTTTAGTTATTTTCGACTTCATCAAAGGGAACGTAACCGCGTGCCGTCCTAAGTTGGCACGTCTTTCGTTGTATAGTTGCTCGAATTGGGTTTGAGTCATTCTATCGCTAATTTAAGGGATTTAATATTTGTCTGAAATCATCAAGTATAAGTGCGGTAAGTCTTAGTCGTGTATCATCTAACATTTCATTCCAATAGACACAATGAAATACGCGGTAATAGTTTAACCGTTCTTTTGAGATATTTATTTGACACAAAGACATAATATTTTGAATTGTACAAATATCAAAATACTTTTCTACTTTCATCATCTTATGTAATGCGTGTGCTGCTGCTTCACGTTGCATTTCAAATGTAATGCCACCGCTTTCAATGTTGTTATTTTTTAGAACCATGTCTATTTCGGAATAAAGTCCTTTCATAGTTCCTACTTTTCTTAGTTCAAGACCTAAGGCTTTCATATTGTTAGTTTTTTATTGCTCGATTGCTAAACCGAGTTTGATTATTAATTCTTTTAATAGTGGGTTCTTTTGTTGCATGGAGTTGAGTCGGAGTGGGATTGTGAAAATTCTTGTTGCCGTTTCTTTATCAATAACTCCACACGTTCCCGAAGTAAGGTTTTCAAATTGGTATCCGTTGACGGTTGCATATATTGCATTATTAGCCTTTGCTCTGAGCAAAACACATTCACTTTGTTCACTAATAACTCTACTGATTTTTTCATGTTTCATAATTTAAAAAGGGGGTTCTTCAAAAGGGAATGGATTTATTATTGATGGGGCTTCAAATGTATCACGTTTTATAATTGAATTGAATTGAATTTCTGTAAAGTTATTTATTTCATGGTCTCTAAAGTGCATCATTTCGGGGTCAAAGTATAAATCTATTTGCCCTGTTTCCCCGTTTCTAAATTTCTCAATTATAATTGAACCTTTGCGCTCTGTGCTTGAACCGTCTTCATTTGTTTTATCCCCACGTTTAAACGGTCTATCAACGATTATACCCATGTCGGCATCTGCTAATATCGCGTCCGATTCTCGAAGCTGTGACAGTTTACCTGGTCGGCTTACTTTATCGGGTGTTTCACTTTCTCGGTTAAGTTGAGCGAGTACAATCATAATTATATCAAGGTCTTTCGATATGGCTTTGATTCCACTTGATAACTTAGCCACTTCGCGCTCACGTGTCGTATTTTTGTTTTCTTCTGCTGTGATAAGTTGAATATAGTCAATAATTATAACTCTTGCTCCTTTTGTCTTAACTAGTTTTTCTGCTTTCCATCTAATATCAGAAATATTAACCTTTGCGTTATCGGTTGAATATACGGGAAGTGCTGACATTTTACTTATTCCGTAATCAATAACCGAATCGATTGCTTGTTTGTTTTCTCCGCTTCGTGCTGCATTACGGTAAATCTTCCAAAATTCCACACCCGAAACAATGGACGCGAACCTACCTGCAAGTTGAGTGTTCGGCATTTCTAAAGAAATCACACCTACACAACTTCCAAGCCTTGCCATATTTAAAGCCAATGAACAAGCAAACGCGGTTTTTCCCATCGACGGACGTGCAGCAATTACAATCATTCCACTTTCTAAACCTCCAGTCATGGCATCAAACTTTTCAAATCCTGTTAATACGCCTTGAAACTCTTTTTTCTCGATTCTTTCTCTTCTATCAATCAATCCAAGTGCAAGTTGCGACATATCTGACCAATCATCGACTACATTAAAATTCATTGCCTTTTTAATCTTAGAATCTAAATCTTTTGCCACATCGAATGCGGTTTCATTTTTTTGAAGTGAATAAATTGCATCATTACTTAATCTTGTAACATAATCTTCCACAAGTGCAAGACACCAATTAATCATATAGACTTTTGTAACGTTCATGTCTAGTTTTTTCGATATAATGTAGCCCCAATTATCGCCGCTTGTTGATACTTTATCTCTAATCTTTCTATAAAGTAGAGTTTGGTCTATTGGTGTGCCTTCATCATACATTTGGGTTAAAGCATTCCAAATTGTACGATTATCATCATTATAGAACATTTCAACTTCTGTAATGTATTGCCTAGCTTTTACGAATTGCTCTGTACCTTCAAAAATTATCATACCAATTATTGAATTTTCAGCGTTTAAGTCGTGTTTTTGTACTTCTAGTTTCATTATTTGTATTTGTCAGATGGGTCTATTTTTTTGTTTGATTTATCGAAATGTTCTGAAAGTATTTTTTTCCTACCTTCTACGCCTTTTTTATTAATCCACTTAGCGAAGTGGTCTGCATAATCTTTAAAATCCTTTTCTTTTTTACCTAAAGATATTAATTCAGAATCGAATGTGTTTTGAAATATTTGTAAGTTGGTATGTAAAATATTATGAGATTCACAAATTTTTATTTTAGCATCAATATATTCTTTGTCATATTTAGCCCTGCACTCTGAAATTGAAAAAGTTGATGTTGTTGGTGAATTTTTTAATACATCATCATCATGTTTTGAATGTTTTAAAGGTTTATTTATCACTACAGTGCCTAGGGCAGTGCCACTACACTGCTTTGGTAGTTGCTTAGGCAGTGCTTTGGTATTTTTTACCAAAGCAACTACGCACGCAGTATGTTGATTTTTGCTTACTTGAATTATACGAATAAAACCATATTCTTTCAATTCTCCAAGTGCTTTTGAATACGTTTTATAGTTTGAAACCCCTATTGAGTGCATGGTATTATAAGAAGGTAGCGAGAATTTTTCTACCCATGCAAGTCGGTTGTTTAAATCTATAATATAAAAGTAAAGTATCCCATGAATAGGTCTAACTAAATCGGGGTTATTTACAGCCCAATCAAAAAACTTTTTACTTAAATCAAATGTATTCATTTATTATAGAGTTCGTAGATAGTTTAATATATATTCTTGCGCGTATGTATAAAAACATTCAGTATTACCGCCAAATTTGTATTTAGGTTTAAATGAATCATGTGAATATTTCTTTTTTACTAAGGATTCATTTATTAAGGCTAACTTCTTAGTACTAAAATTTTTAATAAATAATTCTGTTATTTGTAAATAATTATTTTTAAATGAAGTATATCTATTTTCGATATTTGAAGTAATCCCTATTTTTAGGAAACATTGACCGTTTATGTTATCACTAATTTTTATAAAGTATAGTGTATGGTATAAATTTCTTTTATCAGATTTAAGAGTAATATTTTTATAAGAATTGATTAAAATATCTGTTTCTTTATTACTCGATTTATATTCTTTACCGATTGCATTTTTGATAAGCATGGTCAATAAATGACCTCTTTGCTCTAATGTAAGTACACTTATAAAATTGTTAGTAGTTTCTACGTTTAAAATTATTTCGTTCATTGAAATAAAAACCCTTTGCGAAGCCATCCAGTGAGAACTCCATTTAAGGAGTGGATAACCCCGCAAAGGGTATTAAAATTATTTATTAATTACGGTTCTCACGCCGTTTATATGTATTAAGTA